ACCACTGAGACAACTGAGACTCATGACCACGATCACGGTCCGGACCCACGAACAATCCTCTGCCGTGTTGTTGATGTCAACTCTGCAATCCAAAACTCTTTTATGAAGTTCCTCGAGACAGAAGGCAAAACTCTTGAGGACCTCGCTTCCCTCATCAGGGACGAGCTGGGACAGATGGAACTATTCGCCCCACAAACTTCTACAGAATCAACTGAAGGTTGAATCCTGCAATAACCTCTGTCTGAGGTATGTCTCAAAGGTGATCAAGTTATCTTGATCACCTTTTTTTATGTGCTTCTAAGAACGATTGAAATAATGTCATCGCTCTGTAAACTCTCTCTTAGATAGCTAACCAACGTAAATGTTGTTGAAGTTATTTCTGCGATGTCGTGCCCATAGGCAAGAAAAACCCCATTAAGATAAACATCTATGACTTCATCGCTAACATCAGACAACGTTCCGATGTTGGCTCCCATTGGACCAAACGTAACAATACCAGTTTCGCTATCAATGAAAGAAGATCTTCCAGAAATGTAACCCTTTGCGGTATTTCCGCTAACTGATGCAGATATCATCACTGCACCATTAGATGATGATGATATCGTTATCCCAGATCCTGCTAGAAATGCGGGTGATCCATCTGACAATCTAGTTAAAGATCCAGAAAAACCAGTCAAAGCAGTTACTGCTCCTGATGCAAAAAGATTAGAATACGCTCTAATATCTCCAAAAATATCGCTTTCAGAAAGTATGGAAAGATTTCCTAACGTTGAAAGATCTGTCATAACAGTCAATGACCCGACAATTTCAGTACTACCTGAAACGTTCAAATCAGAATGAAAGTAAGAATCTCCTGAAACATCAAAACCTGATAACGTAGAAAGATCCCCAACGATGTTAACATCACCCAAACCAACAACGTTGCCAACAAATTCTGAATCACCTGAGACATAAAAGTTAGATTGCGCAGTTAAATCAGACGTAACAGTCGTTTCTCCAATAACTGCAAGATCTCCAATGATAGAGGAGTTTCCTTCAACGTTTAAGTCGTCCGTAACGGACAAAAATGATGACGTGACATGATTTAAGGTTATTGACCCAGTAAACCTAGAATTAATTTCATAAAGATCTAATTCAGGAATGTCAGTCCATGATCCTGCTGGATGAAGAACTTTTCTTATTTGCGTTCTTAGTCCGTTAAGGTCATCCAACAATGTAGAAGATCCAACAGTGAGATTAACATCGTCGTTAATTTCGCTTATGAATGATCCAGTAATCTGATCTTGGAAAACGTACGTCTGCGCCATTGGTTCCTAAGTATATTATCAACCGGTTATAATAATAGCATAACTAAATATTCATTAGTAACATTAGTGCGCAAACATATCGTAAAATGGCTTATAATGATTCTGGAATTATGAAAATTGATCACGATTTAGGCATTAAATCTACGGTTAGACTAGATTCCTATAAGATTATTAGTGACACCATCGACACGGGAATCTCTCGTGGATGGAACAGGGCTCATAAACATACTGAGACTCCTTCCCAACAGCACATTTTGAATGAAATTCACGCAGCAGTGATGAATGAACTCTGCGAAATTCTTAAATTTGATGAGGAAACTTGAGGTTCATAGGAATAAAAAACAGGGAAGCGCATCGATCTGCAAAATGGATCTTGTTCTTCATAGTTATTATCATAACCGGGGCGGTCTTACATGATCGATGGATTAAACATAACCTTGAACGACAGGGTGTCATTTCTCATCCTATGCGTTCAATTTATTTTACCCATCCTACCATTCGTTAATATCATCATGCCGATCCTCAGTTTGTTGGGATCGGTGTCTGGTGAACGTCGGCGATATACTGATAATCAAGTGTGATAGGGTTCCTTTGTGGGTATCAAATCTCATGGAACAAAATTTTAGTTCTACATGGGTAGAATTAAATGAGAACGATGTTGTATTCTTTCTAGAATCCAGAAGTTTGGATGGATTCGGAAACCTAAATCTACTTTATTTTAAAGTCATCACAGATACGGGCCGAATTGGGTGGGTATGGGAAAAAAACACAAAGTCAGTGTAAATCGACCACCCGCTAGGATAATATAAGAATATCTGGTGGGGAGGAAATCTAACTACAAGATAAAACGCAACGGTAAATCAATAGGTCCAGATTAGCGGTCTCATAAACCGAAATGTGTGGGTTCGAGTCCCACCCGTTGCACTAAAAGGAACCTTTAGATTAATCCTCTAAAGGTTCCTTTTTATTTCTTCGTATGCAAATGTTGCATTTGATTTATGGTGATGATTGAATGATTCGAATTTTAGGAAAAATCCCTAATAAATGTACAGTAGCTTTTTCTGGTGGAGTCGATTCAGTTGCCGCGGCCGATTTTCTTTTGAATGGAAGGAAAGAAGTAGACCTCGCTTTCTTTCATCATGGAACAGAAACATCGACATCAGCATTAAATTTTGTAACAGAATTTGCTACTGAAAGAGGGTTAGACCTGCGGATCGGCAGGTTGTCGCGAGACAGACTCCAAGAAGAATCTCTCGAGGAATTCTGGAGGAATGAGCGGCATAGGTTCTTTGCGACATTTGATTCACCAGTAATAACTGCGCATCATCTAGACGATGCGATCGAGACATGGATCTTCACGTCTCTTCATGGTGAATCGCGACTCATTCCTCATTCTAGCGGAAATGTCGTCCATCCTTTCTTAATCACACCAAAGAAAGAATTCATCCTGTGGTGTAATAGGAAGAAGCTCAAGTGGATTGAGGATGAATCGAACTGTGATGTGAGGTTCATGAGAAATCTGATTCGTCACAAGATCGTACCTGAGGCGTTGAAGGTTAATCCAGGTTTGCACAAGGTCATTAAAAAGAAGTATATTAAATCTTTATGAACTTACAACTTAATCCACAACAAGCTTTGGCGTTATATGAATTGATTGTTGCCGCAACCGTCTCTTCTCCAAAATCAGAGCTTTCTGATCGATTGAATGAAGTAAAGAGTAAGCTTCAATCCTCTGTCATCGAAGCGCTAGACGTAATTTATTCAACTTCCAATAAAGATAAGTTTTCTTCTTGGATTAAGAAGGAACAGGATAAAATCTCTCAATTAAATTCTCAACTTGAAAGGTTGAAGACATCTTCAGGTTATGCATCAGGTTCTTTGGAACCAGACGACGGTCTTTATTTTCCACTTAAGAAATCAGGTATAAAATGAGTGGGTGTTAATTTCTATCTTTACACCCACAAACAATACCACTTGGCTGCCTGAAGTCTGGTCATCATTAGTTGATCAAGGAATAAACTTTGAATGGATCGTTGGAATAAACGGTTCTGCAAATAGAAACAATATTCCAGATGATCCTCGTATCACGGTGATAGACACTGGGGAATGGAAAGGCGTTGGTGATGCCAAACGCCAGTTATGCATGGTGGCAAAGGGAGACGTTGTCCTTGAACTTGACCATGATGACGTCCTCGCAGAAGGTGCACTTGTCGAAGTTGAAAAGGCTTTTGAAGATCCTGAAATTGGATTTGTTTATTCTGATTGTGCTGAATGGGTAGACGCAACCGGTGAACCATTTACGTACGGACTAGCATACGGATGGGAATCCTATCCCTGCGAAATTAGGGGAAGACAACTTCTAGCAACCAGATCTTTTCCGCCAACAGCTCGAGCAGTTTGCCAGATCCTTTATGCTCCAAATCATTTAAGAGCGTGGAGAAAGTCCGTTTACGAAGAAGTTGGTGGTCATGACGCCACCCTGAAAGTTGCAGATGATTTCGATCTAATCGCAAGGACATACCTCGTCACAAAGTTCAAGCACATAGAAAAACCCCTATATGGGTATCGTCGCAGGGCTGACGGTGGCAACACTTGGCTTCAAAATTGTGCAGAGATTCAGCATCTTTGCGGTCAAGGAAAGGACGCTTCTACTCCTGCTGAAGCTCAACCTATGCCTCTAAGAGACAAGTACATACATGATCTTGTCGCCAGGGAATGTGATCTTTTAACCCTTCCTAAAGTTGACATTGGAGGGGGAATATTCGGAGCCCCTGGCTGGTTGACGTTAGACATATCTGGAAACCCAACTTTTCAGCATGATGTCTTTGGGTCAAAGACACTACCGTTTGAAGACAATTCCGTCGGTGCATTTAGGGCATTTGACTTCCTTGAACATGGAGAAGACATGGATTCGTTTTGGCTCATGGACGAGATCTATCGATGCCTTGTTCCAGGTGGGTGGTTCTTATCATATACTCCGCATGCCATGGGGATTGGAGCATCATGTGACCCATCCCATAAGGCTCGGTGGGATGAAAGAAGATTCTTATATTGGTGTCATGGAGGATTAAGGCCGTTTTTAGAATCAGCTTATCCACCAGCACAAGCAAAATTCCAGCCAGTCAGGCTCTACAAAGAGACAAGAGTTATGGGCCCAGATCCTTTCAGATACGATGTACCTTACGTGGTTGCAGATCTTTGCGCATTAAAAGGTCAACGACAACCTGGAGCAAAGTTTATTTAATTTCAAATAGAGAAGATATATAGAATTAATAAGATTTTAGACAATAAGGAAGATGAATCATGAAGTTGACCGCCTCAAATCTGCGTAAGATCATTGTAGAAGAAGTTGAGATTGAAAGATTTCGTAGAAACCTCCACCGCGAGCTTCATGAGATGTATGATGCCGGCTTCATCGTTGATGATGATTTGATGAATGAGCGTGCAATGGACAAAATCAAGAATACAATTCTTGGTATGGCATTAGCAGCGTCAGGATTGGTCGGAGGCGCTGCAATTCAAA